AAGCTGGTGGAGCGGGCAGCAGCCCTCGCACACCGCACACTCACAGACTACTCACGACTGGCAACAGTGGCGCAGGCGCGCAAGGACGTGGATCGCGCCACTCCCCGCCCGCGCCGGCCCGCCCATGCCCGGTAATCCGTGGGAGCATCTCGACGAGTCGAGCGACGGCTGGCTCGATCGCATGGCAGTGCCAGGCGGCTGGATCTATCGGCAGGTCTACTTTACCGCGCCGTCCGGAGATGTCACCGCAACGGCGCTCGTGTTTGTGCCTGCTCCCGTCACCGAGGAACTGCCCCATGCCCACCGGGTCACGCCCGGTGGCTGATATCCCCGTCGACCCCGGACTGAGCGTGCGCACCGTCACCGACCGGGACGGCTATCGCTGGACGCTCGTGGCCCTCGGCCCGGTGCCACGCCTCGTGGCCATGGGCGCCCGCGCCTACCCTACCGACTGGCAGGCGCGCCGGGCAGGGCAGCGCGTCGCCGTCGCTTACACCGTCGAGCTGGAGACGGACTAGGGCGAGGGGATTAGTGGCGCGCGGGCGGTGACAGGACTAGCGTCACAGCCCTGTAATCCGGGAGGCTCCCATGCCCGTAGCACGCAATGACGACGCCGCTGCAGCCCGGGAGCCGGAGGACGGCTGGCAGGTCGTCGCCGACGCCACAGGCAGCCTCAACGTAATCCCCGTCGCCGACTGGGCAACGCACCGGCTGGGCCCGCTCTGCTGGTGCCGACCGGATCGGGACGATGACGTCATCGTTCACCACGCCGCCGACCGCCGCGAGGAATACGAGGAGAGGCGCCGGCAGCCGTCATGAAAAAACCCCGCCGGGTGGGAGCCTGGCGGGGCCTAGGCGGGACAGCTAATTCAACATGGATAGCCGCCAAGACATATCACGCTTCCCGCCTCCCGCAACATCCACAGGAGGCATTCATGCCGCATTTTATCGTCATCAAGGCCAATTATCTCGCCGATCTGGTCGCCGGGGGCGTCCTGACGTTCAGCGAGGCCACGGATAGCCTCATGGCTGACGCTGTCGCCCGCGGCTGGTGCAATGACTATGCCCATGGGCTCCGCGCTGAAAACGTCCTGATGTCCGTCCTGGCCGGGGAGGCGGAACGGGCGCGGGAGAGAGCGCCGTGAAAGGCAATGGAGCAGACGTTCCGCCAACCCTCGCCCTCGCGTTCGGAGAAGACGCCGCTAAAGCCCCGGCCGTCGATTCCGCCGTCGTGCGGGGCCTGCTCCACGCAGGATCCATTACCCTGATCTATGGCAAGCCCAAGTCGGGAAAATCGTTCCTGGCCACGCACTTGGCACTCGCTATCGCCGACAAAACACAGCGCCGCTGGATGGATCACGAGATCAAGCGACACGGACCCGTAGTCTATGTCGCGTGCGAAGGCCACGGCGGCTATTGGAAACGCCTGAAAGCAACAGGGCAATTGATCCCTGATCATTTCGTGCTGGCCACAGGGCGCCCGAAACTTATCATCAACCCGGATGCCGGCGGCTATGTCTGGGTGCCTAATCCAGCCGATGTCCTGGCGGCCGTTCAAGCCGTAACTGATAACACAGGGCCGCCAGTCGCAGTCTTTATCGATACCGTGTTCCGATCGTTCGGCGGCGCAGATGTCAATAGCAGTGCTCACATGAATGCCTACATCGCCGCCGCCCAGATCATCGCCGATCAGGGTATCGCCGTCGCACTCATTCACCACGCCACCAAAGGCACCGGCACCCCGTCAGGGAGCGTCGCACTCATGGGCGCTGCCGATACCCTCATCAGGGTCGAAGGCCGTGAAGACGGCACCAACGGATGGGAAGTCGAGCAGGCCAAGGACGATGCCACTACCACGTTGCGTGGCTTCAACCTCGAGACCATCGACGGCATCCAAGACGCCTTCGGAGACATCGTCTCATCCTGCCGCGTCGTTGATCTCGGCACCAGCATTGCCCAACCAGCGAAATCCAAGGGCGGCAGACCCGGCAAGGTGGATCGCCGCGATGCCGTGCTCGAACTGCTGCGAAGAATGGCAGCAGGCTCTGACGATGGTCGCGTTAACATCATCGATTGGCGGGAACAGGCTTACAAACATGTCCTGGTAAACATCGATAAAACAGACACTAAGCTGAAAGCCTTCAATGCAGCCTTTAAGAAGATGATGGACGCAGACCAGATTACCGCAGACGGAGGATACATCACTCCATGCTAGCCGGAAATAACCTGCCGGAAATAACCCCCGGAAGCCGGAAATACCCTTTCATCCGGCGCCGGATGCACATGCCGGAAATAACCCCCCGGAAAAAACACTCTTAAGAGGTGTTTTTTTCCGGCGGGGGAGGTTGTTATTCCACGGCCTGGTAAGTGCAGCCGCCCAGTTTCTTCCGGATGAAGCAAATCGTGACCCTCTCAGACGACATCGCAGCCGTGGCCCAAGCCCTCGAACGCGCCGAGCAAACAGCTCAGCCAGCACTCACCGCTTTCTGGGAAGCTCACCGCGAACTAATCCAACTTCACGCCAACCGAGCCGCAGGCGAACCATGCCCGAAACAGCAGATCATCAATGCATACGATCGCAGACTCCACGCAGGACACGCCGCGTTCCCCTTCACCCAACCCGTTCGTATCCTCGCAGCCCAACTCCACGACCTGATCAAGGAACGTGACTACATATTGAAACAGGCCGTGAAACGGACTAAGCAACTATCATTGCTGGACTAATGGGGACGGGACTATGCTTTCATAGTCCGTGTCTCATAGGATGAGACGTGGGTGCTAGCAGCAAAATCAGCCGCAGAACACGCGGATCTTGGAAACCAGGCCAGTCCGGTAACCCGAAAGGACGGCCGCGAGCACCAGAAGATATCGCGCTCCTGTGCCGTATCCATACCGCAGAATGCGTCCAGACACTCGTCGAGACAATGCGCAGCAAATCGCACAAGGACCGCATTCCAGCCACCATGGCGCTGCTCGACCGCGGCTGGGGCAAGCCACGCCAGCAGCTCGAAGTCTCCGCCGACGCCGACGCCATCGGACTCCACCTCGTCGCCGCCCGCGCCTTCGTGGCGCTCGCCGAGGCGGCTGAGGCCAACGCGCCGCCGACGATCGACGCCGAGGCGGAGGCGCGAGTCCGATCGCCGGCTGCCCTCGACGCTCCGAAGCCGACCGAGTGATAGCGATACCATTGCGCCTATCGCCAGCTATTCAGGGTAAATATTGGGTAAATGCGGGGCTAAGCCATTGATAATGCTTACTCAAGGTCAGAGTATAGAGCCGGCGGTGGCCTGGTGAGTGTCCGTGCGGTCGGTCAGGGCTGGGAGAGTTGGGACGATCTGCGCTTGCGGGTGCGGGCCGAGGCGCCCCGGCGCGGCATGCGCATCACCGATGTCGGTCCTGCCATGGGCCGCAGCATCAAAGGCGTGGCCAATGCGCTCTACTCCCCCACGCCGCCCTCGGCCGCGCTGCAGGACGCGCTGGTGTGCTGGCTAGCGACCCCGGACCCCGCCCCCCCTTCAGCCGGCGAACCCCGCCTCCGCATGTGCGCCCCCTCCGCGAAAATTCCGGCGTCCGGGGAAGTTGTTAGTCCCCGTATAACGGCGTGGGAATATCTGGTGATTCGTCTGCCGGATCATGACTGGGTGTGTCAGGCGGCGCTGCTGACGTTGCACGGGGAGGTTGGCTGGCGTTTGGTGAGTGTATACGGGGGCGTTGCGTATCTGTGCCGGAAGGTGCCAGAATGACGCTGGATGGTGGGGGTTTGCATGAAGCATCTATTTCTCGCTGCCGCTTTGCTGGCCGCCTTGCCGTTCGCGCGGGCGAACGCCATTCTGCAATTTTCGGCGGATGTAAACGGCAACGTGTTCAGCTGCGTGGATAATACCGGCTGCGACACCAACCCTGCCGTGGGGACGATCACGACCGGGACGCTGACTTTCGGTGCGCTGACCTTCCTCGGCAGCGCCCAGACGCAGACCACCGGCGCCACCAACACCCTCGATACCACATCGTTTCAGATTACCAATTCTGGCGCGGCCCCCGCACCGATATCGATTGCTGTTGGCGGCACCGACTTTACTGGTCCGGTTACGACGCTGAGCGAGAGCGCCTCGGGGACGTGGCAGAATGCGGCGGGCAGCACGATCGACAACTCGTTCTACGCCGATCACGCGAACACGGAGGGAGCTAACACTCCGACCGACCACCCCGGTGTATTGCAGGCCGACAGCGGCGTTATTACTGCGAGCGGACTTACCGACTCGTTCTCCTTCAACGCGTTTTCATCGTTCGTTGACCCTGATCTTTACTCGATGACCTTGCAGACCGTGGGCACCCTCACGGGTAACGGCGGGCAGCTCACCGGGCGTTCGCAGGCGATCGTCGCGGTCAACACGCCGGAGCCCGCCTCTCTTGCGCTCCTTGGGTTTGGTTTGGTGACGCTGGGTTTTATTCGTTGTTCCCGCGTTTGAATTGCTGCCGTATCATGATGAATCGCGTGCGTCGCGTCGTGTGTATCGTTGGCGGTTGTTTATTGCGGGCTTGATTAGCGTGGTATTGGCGGCGCTGGTGGTGCTGACGATAATTCTGCTTTCACAATAGGAGTTATGACGATGGCCGCGCCTTTTCTAGCTACGATCACGTTGCTTGGTGGTGGGGCGCAGCCGAAGGGCGGCACGACTCATCTTGCCCTGATTACGCCTCTCGGTGGCGGTCACGCCGATGCTGGTCTTCCGGGTTGGTCTGGTCCGGTCGACCCTGGTTACGGTCATCCGGACGGCGGCATTCCGGTGCATCCGTCGCAGGGGCTGCCGTGGGACCCTGCCCGTCCCGACAACGGCGTTCCTGTACCGCCTGAGACGTGGCCGGCCCAGCCGCCCCCGCCGCTCCCGCCCCACCTCGAGGATCAGGTGATTGTAGCCATCCACAGGCCGGGAGTCACCGAATGGACGGTGAAGGCCTATCCGGTGGCGTCGCCGAAGGTCTAGTGATGAGCGATGGTCCGGGCAAGGATTCGCCCGGCCTTGCGCATGGCGGTTTGCGGCTGGTCGGGCAGGTTACGGAGATGTTGGGCCCGCACCTGACGACGTTAGTTATACTCAACGTGTTGATATTAGGTGGGTTAGGTTGGTACATCAATGCGCGTGCGCAGCACACGGCGCGGCTGTTGGAGGACACGAGTCACCAGTTGACGGCGTGTTTGGAGGGTAGGCGTGGGTCGTGACTGAGTGGGGCACGGCGATAGCGGGTGCGGAGAATCCGTTTGCGGTAGCGATAGAGCGGTATGGCCGTGCCCCGGTAGGGTTTGTGCGGGAGGTATTGGGGGCAGAGCCTGATGCGTGGCAGTTGGCGGCGTTGCAGGCGTTGGCGCGGGGTCACACGCGGATTGCGATACGATCTGGCCATGGTGTGGGCAAGACGGCGTTTGCGGCCTGGGCGATGACGTGGTTCGCGAACACACGCAGTCCGTTCAAGGTGGCGGTGACGGCCCCGACCGCGCCCCAACTCTTCGATGCGTTGTGGCCCGAACTCGTCAAGTGGTTCAATTTGTTGCCGGCGGACTGGCGGAGGCTTTGGGACATCACATCGGATCACATCACGCTGCGCGGCGACCAGGAGTGTTTCATCACGGCCAGGACGAGCAGATCCGACACGCCCGAGGCGATGGCGGGGCTGCACAGCCAACACGTGCTGTTGGTTGCGGACGAGGCCTCGGGCATTGACGAGGCTGTATATGAGGCTGCGGGGGGAAGCATGAGCAGCCCCGGCGCGATAACTCTGCTGATCGGCAACCCGACCCGTTCCACCGGATTTTTTTGGCGTTGTCATGTGATGGAGCGGGACCGGTGGTTCACGATGCGGGTGAGCAGCGCGGACAGTCCGCGTGTGGCCAAGGCGTTCGTGGAGGAGTTGGAGCAGCGGTATGGCGTGGACTCGAATGCGTATCGGGTGCGCGTTCTCGGGGAGTTTCCTGCTGCCGATGCTGACACGCTCATAAGCGCTTCCCTTGTTGACTCAGCGATGGTGCGGGACATTCCTTTGGACACCTCGGCGCCCGAGATTTGGGGTGTGGACGTGGCGAGATTTGGCACGGATGCGAGTGTCCTGGTGAAGCGGCGCGGGTCGGTGGTCACTGAGATGCCGCGGCGGTGGCGGAACATCGACACGATGATGCTGGCGGGGGCGGTGAAGGCCGAGTTCGATGCGTCTCTCAATGCCAAGCCTGCGCTGATTGTCATCGATGTGATCGGGATTGGCGCGGGGGTGGTGGACCGGCTGCACGAGCAGAATCTGCCGATACTGGGGCTGAACGTGGCGGAATCGCCGAGTGTGACGGGGCGATATGCGCGGTTGCGGGACGAATTGTGGGTGCGGTGCCGGGAGTGGTTGGAGACGCGATCGGTCCGGTTGCCCAGGGATGATCAGTTGCGGGAGGACCTGGTGTCGCCGCGATATTCGTTCCTGAGCGATGGGCGGCTTCAGGTTGAGTCCAAGAGCCTGATGCGGAGCCGGGGGCGGCCGAGCCCGGACGCGGCGGATGCGTTGAATCTGACGTTTGCCGAGCAGGGCCTCGGGATCGGGTCTGGGATGACATCGGGGCTGCACGGCGGGGCGGCGATGCGGATGGAATTGGCGGGGATGGAATGAGCGACGCAGTCGGATTCGGTTCTGGCGTGCCCGGCATCCCGACGGGTGCGCCGGGACTTGGCGGGGGGCCGCTCCCTGCGACGGCTGGCCCCCCGCCAATGCCCCCGCTGCCGGGTCTGATTCCACCCGGGGCGATGCGGCCGACGGGTTTGAATCTGGGGAGCGAGCAGGTGCTCGCTTTTTTAATGAAGAACCCGCGCGAGCCGGATCCGGATGACAGCGACGACGCGCTGCCGACTGGATTGCGTGCGTATGCGGCGGGGCTAAGGCCGGCCATTCGGCCCGAGGGTGTCGGGTGGCAGCAGGAGATCATTTACGAGAAGCTGGGCAAGACGGATCGGGAGATAGAAGAGGTTGCGCGGTATTATTTCAGCAACGCGATGAACTACGACGCGGCGCTGTCGCGGGAGCGGGTGACGGCGAGCCAGTACTATGCCGGTCGGCCGTTCGGGGACGGGAGCGAGCAATTCGGGCGATCACAACTGGTGATGACGGTGGTGCGGGATACGATCCGCTCCATGCTGCCATCGCTGCTCAGGGTATTCACGGCGGTTGAGGACCCGGTGTCGTTTGAGCCGGCATCGTCCGAAATGCTCGGCAACGACCAGTTGGCGACGCTGCTGAGCCGACAGGCGACGGATTATTGCCGGTGGGCGTTGTTCACGGCGAACCGGGGCTGGCAGGTGCTGCACGATTGCCTGCTGGACGCGCTGACGCGCAAGGCCGGGTGGGTGCGGTGGCACTGGGGGGCGCGGCGACAGATCCGGACGGAAGTGTGCGAGGGGCTGCTGCAGCCGCAGCTTCAGTTGCTGTTGGCCGAGCCGGGGATTCAGGCGCAACGGATAGTCAGAAGGCCGATGACGCAAGGCGAAATCCAATCTCTGCAAAAGACCGCTGACGGCCAGATGTGGCTGGGGCAGGGCGGTGCCCCCGAATATTGGTCTGCGACGATTACCCGTTCGGCCCAGCAGGCGTGGCCGATCGTCGAGGCGGTGCCGGCGGAGTGCATGTGGATCGATCCCGGTGCGACGACGATCGAGGACGCGCGGAGCGTCTGGCATGTGCGGGACGTGACGGTATCTGAACTAATAGAAATGGGACTTCCTGAGGATAAGGTGTTGGCGCACCGCGATGTCATGATGCGCTCTCAACAACGCAGAGAACTCATTGCCCGGAACGAGGCGGCGGGGCGGAACATCGGATCAAGCCCGCCGATCGATCAGAGCATGGCGTACGTGCGCTATTGCGAGGGGTGGATTCGGGCGGACGCGGACAACGACAACCGGGCAGAGCTGATCCATGTCCATATGCTCGGGAACGCGACGAGCCTGGTGCAGTGGGAGCGCGTGGACGAGATACCGGCAGCGTGTTTCACGCCGTATCGGGAGCCGGGGCGGGTGATCGGTTCGTCTGTCGCCGACATGGTGATGGACCTGCAGAAGACCGAGTCGCGGGTCATGCGGGCGGTGCTGGACAGCCTCGGGCAGGCGATGTTCCCCCGCACGAGTGTCGTTCTCGGGCAGGCCAATCTGGCCGATGTGCGGCAGACGGCGATCGGGGCCATTATCCGGGTCGCGCAGCAGGGCGCGGTGCAGGAGTTGACGAAGCCGTTTACCGGCAAGGAGGCGCTGCCGGTCCTCGAAGTCCTCGAAGCTGTGCGGGAATCCCGCACGGGGATCACGCGGGCGAGCCAGGGCCTGACGGTGGACGAACTGCAGTCGACGGCACCGCTCGCTGTTTCACAGCAAACATCGGCCGCGCAGGACAGACTCGACATGGTCGCGCGGACGCTCGCCGAAACCGGGCTGGCGCCGCTGTATACGGGCTTGCTGCGGATGATGGCGCGGCAGCAGGACCGGCCGAACGTGGTGCGGATACGCGGTGCGTGGGTGTCGATCGACCCGCGGGCCCTGGCGACGATGTGGGAAACGTCGGTGAACGTGGGCGGCAAGGGAATGCCGGCCGAGCGCATGGCGCTGCTTGGCCAGATAGCGGCGAAGCAGGAAATGTTGGTGGCGCAGTTGGGCATCGCTAACCCGCTGGTGGGCATCCCCGAATATCGGAACACGATGGCGCGGATGCTGGAGACGGCGGGCATCAGCGACGTGAGCAGCTACTTTAAAATGCTGCCGCCGGGGTTCCAGCCGCCGCCGCAACCGCCCCCGCCGCCGAACACGGATTTGATCCTCGCCCAGGTGCAGGGCCAGAAGACCGCGGCCGATGTCGAGAACACGAGGGCCGATCAGCAGACGAAGCGGGCGCAGTTGCTGCTGGAGGACGACCGGGAGCGGGACAAGGCGGCGCTCGATGCGTGGACGCGGACGTGGGTGGCCGCCGCGCAGTATGGATCGCCGGCGCCGAGCCTCGACGAGTTCCGCACCGCCATGGCCTCGCGGGTAACCCCCGCCGTGGGCATGCTGGGGGATCTGCCGACACCGAGCAGCCCGATGCCGCCGGCGACGGCTCCCGGTGCGCGCCCGCCGCCTCCACAGGGCCCGCCAGGGATGCCGCCACGGCCGGGGATGCCACGGCCTGCTGGAGTTGGAGCGCCGGCCGCGCCGAGCATGTCGCCCCCCATGCCGCCCGATGCCGCCACGGCGATGGCCGTGAAGGGGGCGTTGATGGGCAGAGGGCTCCCGAGCGCATACGGCCAGATCGCGAATCGGGCGATGGCCGGGGCGGTGGCGGGGCCGGGCGGGCCGGTGTTGCCGGGAGGGGCGGGCGGTGTTTGACGGGATTCAATCGCCGAAGCGGCGGATCACTACACGCGAGGGGCGGACGCTATTGCGACGTGCGGACGCGATTTGCGAGGCGGAATGGCAGGTTGAGTTGGCGCAGCGCCGTGTGCTGCGTATTGCGCGCCATCATCAGCGCTACGTGGCCAAGCTGAACCATCGGCTCGGCTGCAGAGGCGCCACGGGCGATGATCTGATAACGGAATGGTTGGTGCAGGAGCTGCGCATCGATATTCCGGAGCCGGGAGCGCAGGGAGGGTGACATGAGCCTGCTGGGCGTCGTGCTGCTGGTCGTGCTCCTGGTGCTGCTGCTCGGGGGCGGATTCGGGTTCGGCGTCTACCAGGGGCCGTATGCCTATCACTACGGCGGCGGGCTGGGGCTGATCCTGATCGTCGTACTCGTCCTGCTGCTGATGGGGAGGCTGTGATGGGCATCGGCGAGATATTCTGGGTCCTGATGTTGATCTGGATCGTGTTCGGGTTCTGGGGCCTCTACACGCCGCAGGGCGCGGTCTACTGGCCACGCGGAAACATGGTGTTGTTGTTCGTGCTGCTGTTCCTGCTCGGTTGGCACTCGTTCGGCTTCATGATTAGGGGGCAGTGAGTGCCGCTAACGACTGAACAGATGACGGCGGCGACGGCAGCGCAGCGGTTGCTCGCGGACGAGGGGCTGCGCGGCATCCTGAACCGGATCGTCGAGGACGCGGCGCAGAAGGCGGTGTTTGGCGATAGCGAGGCGGCGCGGGAGGCCAACCGGCAGCTGGTGCTGGCGATCAGCCGGATCCGGGGCGAACTGCAGGCCGATGCGGAACTGCCCGCAAGCGAGCGCGCGGCGGAAGCGGAAGCGAAGGCGTTTGAATAATGGCAATCGAGGACGACAAGAACTTTCGCGACAGCGTCAATCTGGGCGCTTTCGATGCGACTGGGAACATGCAGGGGCAGATCGCCGCCGAGTATGGCGGGGCCGTTGATATCGGCGCTGGCGGTGGCCCCACCGGCCATGGCGGGTTTGATTTCGGCCTCGATCGAGGTCCGCGGGAGGGGGAGGTGTCGATGCAGGGCACCGGACTCCCGCACGCCGGGCAGCCCAGTTCGATTGGCAGCCTCGTCGGAACGGTTCTCGGCATTCCAGCTAACATGGTGGGCGGGCCGTTGGCCGGGTTGGCCGTCAAGGAGCTTGGAAAATACGGCCCTGGCATGTTCAACGAGATTACCGGCCGTGCCGGAGGGTCGATGCTCGGTCCCGGTGGAATGCCCGCTCCGGGCGAGATCGCCGCGGTGGGGCGTGGTGGGGGCGGCGGGCTGCTGGGGATCGGCAACGACATGACCAACGCCGACGCGCTCGCGGCGCTCTACACGCTGCTCATGGCCAAGCAGAAGGCGGCATAGCCAATGTCCGAATCCACCAGCACACCGGCCCCGGCAGCCCCGGCACAGGGACCAGATGCGGCGCCCGCCACCGCCCCGCCCCCGGTCTCCCAGCCCCGCCTCGGCGTCTCCGAAGCCGCCCGGCTGCTGAGCCAGCAGCGGAGGGCAGCCGCGCCACCGGGAACGCCTCCCGCAGCACCCGCGGAGCCCGTGCGCAAGCCGTCCCCGAATGAGGTGGCGGCCACGGCGGCCGAGGCGGCGAAGCCCGAGGCGTCGGTGAAGTCCCCACCCCCCGTGGCTCCGCCGAAGGCTGGCCCGGACGGCCTCAGCGCCATCGATCGCGCCCTCGGCGTGCCAGGCGAGGCGCCCGCGCCCCTGCAGCAGCCCGATACCGGGCCGGCGATCGAAATCGAGGGACAGCGCTACACCCAGGCTCAGCTCGCCGCGGCAGTGCGGCAAGCCGCGGACTACACCCAGAAAACGCAGGCGCTTGCCGAGCAGCACCGCCAGCTCCAGGCGCAGCAACAGGCCCTGGCCCAGGTGCTGCCCTACATTCAGCCCGAACTGGCCAGGCTGGGCGAGATCGTCGGTGCCCAGGCACAGAAGCCGGATATCGCCCTGATGCAGCAGGACCCGCAACGGTATTTCACCGAATTGCACCGCTTCGAGCAGATCCGCGCCGAGCAGGAACGCCTCGGCGGGCTGACACGTATCCAGGCCGAGGCGGCCGAGCGGGCCATGGCCCAGCAGGTGGCGGTGGCCAACGAGCAATTGGCGAAGGAATTTCCGTTCTGGGGGGATCAGAAGGAGCGAACCGCCGCGCAGCAACAGATCGTCGAGTGGGCCACGACGAAGGGAGGGTTCACGAGGGACGAACTGCGCGGCTTGTCGGACCCGCGGGCATTGAAGTTGATGATGAAATCAATGCAGTTCGATAAATGGGTGTCAGGGACGAGGACATCCGCCCCGGCCCAGACGACGAACGCCCCCGTGCGCGGGACCGCCCCGCCGCCGGCACCGACCGAACGCGTCAGCGTGGCAACGCAGGATTTTGAGGCGAAGCCATCTATCCGCAGCGGCGCCGCACTCCTGGCCGCCAGGCGAGCCAATACCAACGGCGCGGGAAGGCGTTGACAGCGTGTCCGCCCATCGCATAATTTAGACGAGTCGCCCGAAGGAGTGCTTGCACCCACTGGAGGGCGGGAAGTGCCGTCGCTTGGCTGACGCCGGATCCGGGAGTGCTTGCACCCACCCGGGCCACCCGCCGCCATCCCATTGCGAAACCCCGGCGTCGCATCTCGCGTCGCCCCTTTGGTTTCATACGTAGCAATGGAGATACGGCATGGCCGTTGGCGCACAGGGTGCAGCACCCTCAGGTACATACGTCGAGACAGCCGCGATCGGGGTCAAAGAGGATCTCGCCGATATCATCTACCGCATCGATCCCGACGAGACGCCGCTGGTGTCGGCCGTGTCGAGAGTCGGCGCCTCGCAGGTTCTTACCGAGTGGCTGATTCAGGAACTCAATGCGGCGTCGGATAACGCGCAGCCGGAAGGCTTCACCGCCGTCATGCAGACGGTGCTCAAGCCGGTGCGTCTCAACAATGTGTGCCAAATCCTGGCGCGGACGGTCGGCGTGTCGAATACGCTGCGCAGCGTGGATATGGCGGGCGGGGAAGATGAATATAATCGCCAGCTGATCCTGCGCGGCATGGAGGTGAAACGCGATCTCGAACTGATCGTGACTTCCCCGCTGGTGCGGACGATTACGGATCCGCGGCACATGTCGGGCCTCCCGTGCTATTGCGTCAATGGCTCGCGCGGCACCGGCGCCGGCGTCATGCCGATCGGCGACGGCTCTAACGCCGGCACGCTCGGCACGCTGCGCGATCTCGATCTGGCTACCGTCAATGCGGCCGTGCAGGCAGCCTGGCAGGCAGGTGGGAAGCCGACATTGGCGATCATGAGCGGCAATATTAAGAATTACTTCAGCACGCTCTCGCAGGGGGGCACCGCGAATCCGATTGTGGCCCAGAATATCCAGAACGTCACCAGCCGCGAGGGCGTCACCATCATGGGCGCCGTGGATGTTTACAGGACGAATTTCGGCGCGCTCCAACTCGCCCCGGATCGCTTCTGCCCGCTGCACCAGATTCTGCTCGTGTCGCCCGACTATCTCGAAATCGCCCCGCTGCCCGAACGCGACATGGTCCAGCAGGATTATGCGGTCACCGGCGATAACTCTCAGGGCGGCGTCGTCTTCGAAGGCACCATCCGGCCAACCGCACCCAAGGCCCATGCCTGGATCGCGGATCTCAATCAGTGACGAGTCAGCCGCTCTATCACCGCTACGATCCGGTCACCCAGCGATCGACCGAGATCGAAACCGACCCCGAGGCGGGCCTCGTCATCTGGCACACCCAAGGCGTGCGCGACATCGTCGAGGACTGCAAACGACAGGCCTCGAATTTCGACAAGCACGCGAAACGCCCCGACGGTTTCACCAAGGTGGCCAGCATCCCGCTGGTGATCTGGCGCCAACTGCAGAAGCTCGGAATCACCAATGATGAGAAGGCGCTGAATGCGTGGCTCGACAACCGCGACAATCGCGTTTTCCGCACCGATGATGGAAGGAAATTGTGATGGCATCCCAAACCAGCGAACACTCCCACCCCGTGGCGCGGCAGGGACCCGGCACCCACGCGGTTAAGCCCGCTCCCCAGGCCGTGCCGATCCTGGCCGACGATATCGACCCGGTGCTGCTCGTCCGCCTGTATCCGGACGAAGTGAACCTGGCCGGCGCTAAGACCGCGGCGCTCGCGGCCGGAAACGCAACCATGGCCGCCGGCGCCGAATTGGAGTTGTCACGGATCGAGTTCGATCCCGCCGCAACCGGTGCGCAGCGAAAGGAGGCGGCCGTCGCAAGGGCGCAGGCCGGGGTCAAGGCCGCCGCAGAGCACGGGACGCCACAGGATAAGGAAGCGGCGGCAGCCGAACTCAAACGCGCCCAGGCGCTGCCAGGGTGATCAGTGGCGACCTATGCGCAGCTGAAGCAGGACGTTGCCGCCTGGCTTAATCGCCGCGACATCAACCCACTCATCCCCGGCTGGGTGGCGATGGTCGACACCGAAATCGCGGAAACGCTGCGCGCCCGCTGCATGGTCGTGTTCGGAACGCAGGCCATCACCAGCGCCTATCTCACCATGCCGCCCGACTTCTGCACCATGGAGAGCATTCGCGACAATACCACCGGCGAACTGTTCATACTGAAGGACGAGTGGAGCGGGCACTGGGCCGCCGCCGACTTCAACACAGGGACCCCCTGTACCGCGTATCGGCTCCTGCACGACTGCATCGAGTTTCTGCCTCACCCGCCCGATCCGCTTCCCGCAGGGTGGCAACCGCAAACTGCTCGTATGGGCTGGTACGCGAGGCCGCAGCCCCTCGTGAACGACACCGACACGAACACGGTGCTGGAGGCGCTCTATGCGGTCTACCTGTTCGGAGTCTGCAAATACGGCGCGATGTTTGAACTGGACGATGACCGTGCATCGCAGATGGATGCCGCGTGGCAGCAGGCCGTCACCAGGGCTAACATGTGGAAACAGCAGAGCGACTACAGCGGCGCGCCGTTCACGTCGGAACTAGCAACGGTATTTTGAGGAATTAAGCGCATGGATACCGAACGCGGCAATGCCCAGGACTTCGCAGGGGCAACGGTCACTCTTGGCGACAGCATCGATGAACGAGCCGGCCTGACCGGTGTGTGGCGCGTCGAGATATTCGATGCCGACGGCGTGTTGCAATGGGATGAGACGCTGGAAAATCTGATTACCACACAAGGCAAGAACGACATGCTCAGCATCTACACGCTGGGAACGTTTGCGCCGATCTTCGCCAGTGCGTTTACGGGTGCCACGTCTCCATCCGCTGCGGCCACGTATCTCGCCCCCGTGGTGACGGAGGTTACTCCTGCTCAGTTGGCCGCACGCGTCTCGCTGACGTGGGGAGCAGCGTCAGCCGGTGCGATTGTGGGTACTGCTGCATTGAACATCACCGCCAATGCAACGCTCACCGGCATCATGGCGATGAAGGGGGCTTCCGGCATCGCCACGCCCGGCAATACAGCGGCGGCCGGCGGCGTGCTGCTGTCCGAGGGCGCGCTCGGCACGGCGCAGGTGATCAGTACGACGGGCACGGTCAATCTCTCCTACACGCTGAGTGTGTGATGGCAAAGAAAATCATCGTGCTTGAGCGTGTCGGCGAGCCATCGGATGACAGCTACAATTATGTATTCTGGGCGAGTGTGCCGACCGGGCGCGAGCCCGCATATGCCAATGCGGCGAAGGTCAGCGCGTATAAGGACGCGACGCCAGAGGAGCTGACTGCGCTACAGGATGGCACCGTTGTCGAGCGCACCGGAACGTTGGCTTATCCTGCCGGCGGCAGCGGCAACTTCAAGCAGGACCTGCAACGGTTGTTCAACGAGTTTCAATCCGAGATCAACAAAGCCAATCCATGGGTACGTTACGGAACCAGCTACGACGGCACGACGTGGACTAATGCGGGGACACCGTAATGACCACCAACAAGATCAGCTATGGCACCAGCACTGCAATTACCTGCACGTTCGCGTCGCTGGCGACCTCGGCAACGGCGGGGCAGAGCTGCGCGTCGGTCGATAACGGCACAAATCTCTACGACGATGCGATGCTGACCATCGGCGTCAAAACCAACGCCGCTGCACTGGGCAACGACAAGGCTTGCTACATCTACCTTTACGGCTCGGAGGACGGAACGACGTTCAGCTCGACCAGCGAGGTGGTGGGCACGAATGCAGCGGTGACGTTCGACAATCCCACCAATCTCAAGGGGCCGTATGTTCTAGCGTGTCCCGCCTCTGCACAGACTTACCGGCTGGTGATCGGTTCGATTGCATCGGCATTCGGCGGGATCATGCCGCGTAAATGGGGATTTGTGATCCAGAACTACACCGGACAAATTCTCGATGCGACGGAGGGTAATCACCAGAAAACTTACACCGGCATAGCGTATACGGACGCCTGATCCATGCTCTATCGTCCGCGCATATGGCAGGGACAGCCGTGGCCCGGCGCGCCGATCGAGATCAATCGCTCGCATCCTCTGGCCCGCGCCGTCTCGTGTGTGACGCTGTTCGGCCAGAACGGTCGGGTGCGGACGCTGTTTCCGAACCAAAAGAGAAGCCTCGGTGCGGCTGACTTACAGGGTGCCGCGACAATAACAAAGGCCGCCAAGGGTCTGGGTCTGCGCTGCACCGCAAACGGGCAGTTCTGGGGAAGCCCGGCGTCCACCAATCAACCGAACGACGGCTCGATGACATACTCGCTGCCGACTGTCGGCAGCATCCTGATCCACCTCACGGCATCGCACGCTGCGAACAACAGCACGTTTAGGTATCTGTTTGAGATGGGGCCCGACGGGCTGTTCGGGTCGCAAAACGGATCTTTCGTTCTGCTCCACTACAACGACAACACTATCTATTTCGGCTGGACGGCGACGGTTGCCAATCGAGCGACCTATTTGAGCACCAGCGCAACCGATCCTTACGGTGCCGGTGATACGTTTACGATCGGCGGTTCATGGTCGGCCAGCCAGACGCGCCTTTATTGCAAGGGGCGTTTTCTCGCGAACAATACGAGCGCACCGACGCCATGGAGCACGGCAGGTTCGTATCTTAAGGTCAACGGCGAAGTAAGTTTTTTCGCCAATCTCCCGTTTACACAGGCCGCAAACAACGGCGCAGTTTATTCGTTCGTGGTCTGGGATCGCGTCCTGACGGACGCCGAGTTCGCCGAGGCAAATGCCGACATCTACGCTTTCCTGCGTCCCGTCAAACGGTGGCGCGGAGCCACGCTACCGCCGAGTGGCTTCCCCGTCAGCATCACCGAAACCGGCGCTGCCGCCGACGCATTCTCGGTCACCGTCGCGGGGCCGTTCGCCGCTGCGATCACCGAGACGGGCGCGGCAACGGATGCCGCCACGCTCACCAGCGTTCGCAGCATTGCCATTGCCGAACCCGGCGCTGCAACCGATGCATTCGCCCTCACCAGCACCCGCGCCGTCGCCGTCGCCGAAACCGGAGCGGCGACCGAGACGTTCACCGCGGTCATCGCCGGCGCGGGGGCGGCTGTCGGCGTCACTGAGGCAGGCTCGGCTACCGATGCCTCGACACTTACCAGCACCCGCGCCGTTGCCCTCGCTGAGGCCGGCGCCGCCGCCGATAGCTTCGCCGCGGTCATCGCCGGCCAGTCTTTTGTCGCGCTCGCCGAAAGCGGTATCGCCTTCGACGCCTTCTCTGTGCAGATCTCCGGGATACCCGTCTATCCGGGAGGCTGGATGCCCGTGGAGGCCTGCAAAGCCGGCGCCCGGGCTTACGGGACCGGGCCTTACGGAATGGGGCTCTATTCACGCAATAGACCCGGCGACTGGCCTGCGCTGAAGCCGTGCGAACCGGGCATTTGGCAATTGATTCCGGGTTGCGGCGAACCCACGACAACGAGGCAACGGCTATGAGCGGCAATTTCACGACCACACCGAACTACGGACTCTATAAGCCTACGCCCAACGCCGACTATGACGTGTGGGGCGACCATCTCAACGCCAATGCGGATACGCTCGACTCGCTTATTGGAACTCTATCCGCCAGCACCGGCAGCGGCGTTTTCGGCGTAGACGCCTATGGCGCAAAGGGGGATCGCCAGCAGTATTCCGGCGCGCTGACGGTCGCGGCCGGAACCAATCCAACGCTCACTATCGCCGGCGCGGATCTGAGTGCGGTTGTGCCCGGGCAGCTCGTTGTGCTGCCGCTGGGCGGCGCTTCGGGCGCCGGGGTCAAGGCCGCGGTCGCGTCGGTCAATGTTGCCGCTCATCAGATCCTTCTTACGGGCAGTGTGGCCACGGCGCTCACGGGCATTGCGTATCAGGCGAGCGGCAGCCCCGCCATTGCGATGACCGGCAGTCCCCCTGTTCCAATGGCGGGAACAGGCGTGACGCCACTGGATGTCTACACGCTGGTCGGTGGGGCATCCGTAGTCGCCGCTCAAGTGACGGTGCAAACCACGACGGTCGTCAAGGTCGTCGCAGTTAACACGGCTGGTTCCGGCGGTATCGCCGGCACCTATACTTTTATCGGCACATCGCCAGGGGCCACTAAATTCCAGTTTACAGGCACGATCAGTGGCGGTGTGCTCGCCGGATTTTCCAATGTCACGCCGACGGTCGGTGGTTCCTATCAGAAAAACCCCCCTGCACTGCAGGCGGAGCCGATTGTTGACGTGAACGGGGTCAGCGGCCTGACTGGTGCAACCGTCATCCTCTCAATGGGCGCGAACAGCACGCAAATTCAATTCCAGGCATCGACGATAGCGAACGTCACCAGAGCGGGCGGATACTCGACTCTCCCTCCCGATCTCGCTCACGTAGCCACAACGGGTCCGGGCACGGGCGTTGTCTTCGATATGACGGGGAGGTGGTTCGCGCCGACCGTGGTGATCGGCACCGACAATGCGCCTGCCATCAACGCGGCCAGAAATGCGCTGGTGGCACAGGGGTTTGTGGATGCTGTCGGAAGGCCGGCCGCAAGAGCGACGCTCGTGTTTTCATCGGGTGGCGACTATCTCGTCAATGGCCCGCTGAATTTCACCAGCATTTCAAATCTGGCCATCAACGGCAATCGCGCCCGCATCTACTCGTGCGCAGCCGGCAAGCCGATATTCGATGCGCTTGATACCCAGAATGTCGCATTTACCAATATGTCGATCACTGGCGATGCCACGTTCCCGCCGCGCTGGGCGTTCCAGTATGGCCGGATTTCCAATACCATCGTTGCTCCAGCCAACACATTCGATCAGCTCTTCATCGGCGGGACATTCGTTGATGCCGGCTTCGACTACAATTGCTGCTCTGAAGCTATTAACATGGGGTTGGTACGAGGGAATTTTATCGCCCCTTACGGTCGCATCGAGGACGCTGCAAATTCCAGCTTCTGGAACGTTACGTCGGATTTCGTCACCAGCGCCATGACTGATGACCATGCGCAGCCTTTCGAGGGGGGCAATCCCGGTCAGGTGTCGCTGATCAATGAACATCCCAACGGTTGCGGCGTGTGGATGCTGGGCGGTTCGATCCATGCCTATGACAATTCCTATTTCTTCTGCCACCAGGATGTCTTCGTCATTATCGTGTCCTCGCTCGCTTCTGTTGCAACAGGGTTGCAGGCACCGAATTGCCACATCGAGGGGGCGCGCCGTGCAGTTGTGTTCCGTAAAGGACCGACAAGCGGCTACGGCGTTCCGCGGTTTGATCGGTTCGTATTCAGCGACAGCGGTTGTTATGTCACCGAGAACCTATTCGGCGTTACCGAGACGGGAATTGTCCATGTAAGAGTGTTTAACAGCGACATAACCGTAGGGTTTGGCAGCCCCACCGCGGGGTATTTTGACGACGAAAGCATGGTGACGCACTCATCCATCATTGTAGGCGCGGATGGAGGGGTAGTCGGCCGGTGGCAGCAAAATGTTCCGGCGGATATGACTGGTCTCGCGCTCCTCACCGGCTCAGACGCTCCGGAGTTGTTCGCATACAACCTGGTGGCGCAAACCGATACCGACATCAACGGTCAGCTATCGGTAAGCGGCCCGGCTCAGACGGCTGGTCAGTTGAGCGTCTCGGACGGCACGGTGGCATCGATCACCGTCAATACGTTTGGTTTTTACACCAATCCCGATTATCCGACAGTGACGATTGATCCGTCGCCCGGCGTTTCGGCAATTGCGTCGGTCACTGCGATGCAGTGGCTCAGCGACATGCACGTCGTCGCAGGCGGATCAGGGTATGCCGTCAATAACATCGTCTCGTTTAATCCCGTGCACGGCACCCACAGCATCGTGGCCAAGCTGCGTGTCACGGGCGTGGACGGCTCCGGGGCCGTCACCTCGTTTGTCGGATATGATCCCGGCGCCTATTCGGCATATCCGCCTGTCGGGGCTACGACGACAACGGGCGGCAGCGGTACCGGCCTCGTCATCAGTCCGCTGGACTGGGGGGTGCGTAAAGATGCGGCCGGAACCGGCGTCACGGTAACTACCCCTGGCAGTGGCTATACGTCGTTTCCGGATGCCACTTTCTCGGCTCCGGTGAACGGCGCGAGTGCAGCGCGCGGCACTGTCGTGATGGGCAAGGCCTGGTCAGCCGACAGCGCGAGCTCCGTCTTTAATGTTCCAACCACTGCGTCAGCCGATATCACTTGGACGAATGGCGGCCCGGTATCAAACCATGCCATCATTGGCGATGGCACGAATGCCGGGTTCGTACAATTCAACGGTCCATCTGGTACCGGGGGGTTCTTGCAATTCCGTACAGGAGATTTTAGTGCTGGTTCAGCCGCTGTACGTTGGATGCTGCAGAACAAGATTACCGAGGCCACGAGCAATGCCGGCTCAAATCTTGTCTTGTCTTCATTCTCTAATACGGGAACGTTCATCAGGGACACGTTTACCATTACACGCAGTAATAGTAGCTTCCAGTTGTCTTCCAGCTTCAGCGTTTGGAATGCAACGCCTCCCGCTTCTAAACCCGCAGTGACAGGCTCGAGAGGAGGGAACGCTGCCGTCGCGTCATTGATCACCGCACTGGCAAGCTATGGCTTGATAACTGACAGCACGACGGCATGACGACAACGGAAGGGACAACAGGTTGATGGCAACTACAGCAGGCCAAATGTCACAAACGCCGCCGGGCGATCCGCAGTGGAAAGCCTGCGACGGGAAATACTATTTCGGCTACGCGAACCTGCCGGCTCCGCCGCGACCGCACACGATCGCGCCCAGCGTCGGCACCTATCGCGATTACTGGCGCAGGAACATGGGATTCGCGCGGACCCGTGGCATCGGCGGGTGGATGATCGGGGTGCCCTACGACCCGGCAGCAACGTGGTTCGTGTCCCTGGCCGACGACAGCGTCGAGACGACTCTGGTGACGCCGCCGACCGTCCAGAAACCGCCCGCTGGTGTGAAATAGGGGGCCGCAGTGCCGACGCAGACCGACAATCTGGCGCTAGAGCTGCCCGTGGTGGGGGCCTCGCGGGATACGTGGGGAACCACTCTTAACCAGAATTTCACCAAGATCGACACGGTCATGCCGATCGGCTGCGTATTGGATTTCGCCGGGCCGAGCGCCCCGCCCGGCTGGTTAATCTGTGACGGTCGGCTCATTTCCCGCACGACATACTCGGATCTGTTCGCCGCCATCAGCACCACCTGGGGCGCGGGCGACGGCACCACGACGTTTAAGTTGCCCAACGCTGCGGGGCGTGCATCGGTCGGACCTGGCGCCGTTACCGACGCCAGTGGGCATGTTACCGGGTTTGCGTTTGCGGAGATGGCGGGCAACACAGGGGTTTCACTCGCGCAGGCAAATCTGCCGAACGTCAGCTTACCGAGCAATACGACTGGGGCTCACGCTCACAATGCAGTGGCCTCGAACGCCGACAGAAATCACACGCACACCGGAACCACCCACTATACCGGCCACGAGGGGGACCATCAGCACACGGTTCCCAACACCACCAGCGGCGCAACGCCTACTGGCTCGCTCGCGTCCGGGGCGGTTCCCGTCGGCGGCCCGTCGGTCACGTCGGTCGATGGTCAGCACCAGCATACCCTGGATATTGACCCAGCCGGAGTAGATCACACGCACGCCATCCTTCTAGATAGCCAGGGCGATCATTCGCACACCGTTAGCCTCGGCGGCAGCGCTCAGGTGTTCTCTGTCATTCAGCCCGTCATCGTGTTCAATAAAATTATCTTCGCCGGCCATCAGGCAGCTCCGGGGACACTGTTGGCGGCAACTGCCGCGCCCGGTGGCACACCGGCGGCGCCCCTGCGCGGGAACCACTGATGGCTCGGGTAACCCAGGCCCCGCCCCCTGGCGTGGTCCGCAATGCCACGCCGGAGGCGACGCCTGGGCGGTGGTTCGATGTGAATCACATTCGGTTCCGCGGCGGCCAGATCCAGCCCATCGGCGGCAACGTCGCGCTGCAGGATGACACGGGAAACGATCTATCGCTCCCGCTCCAGCCGGTCGGCGATCCCGATATTCCGCCCGGCGCCGACTGGCCGAGGGACATCCTGACATGGCACGACAACAGCCTCCCACCCGTGCGATGGGCTGCGATCGGCACGGACTACCGGCTCTACGCCTATCGCTTCGACACCCATGCGCGCTACGACATCACGCCGTCGGGTGTCGGCCGCCTTGATCCTCCCGGCGCGTTCGTCGGCTACGGGGCTGGCGATTACGGCGAGGGCGACTACGGCACCAGCCGTGAGGGGGCCGACATTGGCGTCACCGACATCGCGGCCGTCATGGGCGACATTTGGAGCCTCGACACATTCGGAGAGGATCTGCTGATTGTGCCGACACAGGACGGGCACCTATACCGCTGGTCGCCGTCTCAGGCTTTATTCGATCCGGACGATTCGGCGCGATTGCCTGTTCTGAATACCCACGCACCCACCAACAACCGCGGGGTCATCGTCACCGACCAGCGTCATGTCGTGTTGCTCGGGGCCGGCGGCGACCCCCGCAAGATCGCCTGGAGCGACCAGGAAAACCCGGACGAGTGGGCGGCCGACGTTGCCAACCTCGCCGGCGACAAAATGCTGGTGACGCAGAGCGTCGTGATGACGGCGAAAAAAGTCAGCGACGGCATCCTGATATTCACCGGCAACGACGTTCACCGCATGACATACGTGGGCGCGCCGTACGCGTACGGCATCACGCAGGTCGGCTTTGCTTGTGGACCGCTGTCGCCGCGCGCGGTGGTGTCGATCGGGAGTGTGGTGGTTTGGCCCGGGGCGCAGACATTCTGGGGCTACAGCGGCAATGTGCAGCCGGTGCCGTGCGATGTCGGGGACTGGTTCTACTCGCTCCTGAACCGGGATTTTGTCGGCCGCGTGTTCGGTAGCCCTAACCCCGCATTCTCGGAGTTCTGGTGGGACTGGCCGGATGGCGAATCGACCGAGTGCAGCCGGTATCTGATTTTCAACTATGGGGATGCTGCCAAGCCATGGGCGATCGGCACACGCAATCGCACCGCGGCTGATCCGTCCGGCACAATGGATAACCCGGTGCTGGGCGGTTATCTGGCGTCGTTCGTCCCTCCCCATCACGGCTCAATATTCCTCCATGAATTCGGCTGGACGAATAATGGCCAGGCACGCGCGGTTTCCCGAGGCATCTATGCCGAGAGCGGTGCAATTGCGCTGGGCGAAGGCGATAAGCGGGTCCACGTCAAGCAAGTGATATTCGATTCCGCGCCGCCGCAGGGTGCGGTCGTTTATTCCTTTTTCGTCCGCGAGGAGCCGGGCGACGATACCGGCGAGTTTCAAACCGAGTACTATACCGACGTGCATGCCGGCCTGATGGACGTGCGATTCTCTGGACGGAGTGTTCGCATGCGCGTTGTGGCACTGCAGGATGGTCCGTGGTCGGTCGGTCGGCCGCGGCTCGACATCCGGCCTGGTGGACGGCGCTAATGGCGTTTGTTCGCAATCCGCCCGCGCCATTCATCGCCCCCGTATCCGGGGGCATGGAATTACGACTGGCCCAGATAGCCGATGCGATAAACGGCAAGGAGGCGAGGGGCGCGCTGATAACTTATGCGCAGCTTCCACCGGAGGTTCGACAGGTCCCTATCCCGTTTGTCTTCGCTGGCAAACCAGCATCAGGCGCAGTCATCAACATTCCCATGCCGTGGGCGTTGACTGTTCCGGCGTCCCTGGCGGGTACGGTTGTTTACGGTCTGACCCCGGCGACGGCAGACGCATTGTTCGTCTTAAATCGGATCATTGCGGGCGTGACGACCGTGCAGATAGGCACCATTACGATAACTTCCGCCTCGCATACCAGCGTCAGGCTCGCAGGCGGAGGCGGCCCGTCTTCGACCGGCGATGTGCTGCAGATGGTCGCACCTCCGCAGGATTCTACGCTCGCCGACGTGGGGATAACGGTCCTCACTTATCGCACATAAGGAGAAACGCGGTGGCTTTCCAGTATGGCACGACCCTGCGCAACAATCAGGTGGCGCAGATACAGACGACGATCGGCGTTAGCGGCACATTGAAAATATTCTCGGGCGCGGAGCCGGCCAATTGCGGAGCTGCCGATCCGACCGGATTGCTGGCAACGATCGTCCTGCCGGCGGCGTTTCTCACCTCGTCGGGCGGCGTTACGACCCTGGCCGGCACCTGGAGCGTTGCCGCTACCGGCACCGGCACGGCACAAAGTTTCCGCATGTACGACGGGTCCCTCGTGTGTCATGTGCAGGGGAACACGACGACCGATCTGGTGCTGAACAACACATCAATAGCATCGGGTCAGACCGTTACGGTAACTGCATTCACCGTCACGGCCGGCAACGCCTAGCCTGAATTATGCCCACCGGCACCCTGAGTGCCGTACAGGCATCGCACCGTCTTTTTTCAGCTGGTGGTGCCCCGGCTCCTCTGCGGCCATTCGGCAAAGGGAGCTTCGGTCCCGGTCCCTACTCGCGGTACCTGCCATATATCATTGGCCAATTATCCAGGGCGCAGGCGAGTCAGACTTTTGTCGGTCGCGGCGCCCCCCGCGTTGGTGGCACTCTCTCTCGTCCGCAAGCAGCGCAGACATTGGCCTCGACAGGGATCATCGGTGTAATTGCCACCCTGTCCAGGGCCCAGGCGGCGCAGAGCCTGATTGGTGCCGGTGGTCCCCGCGCCAGCGGGGCACTCGTTGTCACCCAAGCCGGCGAGGCGCTCGTTGCCTCTGGCAGCCCTGCTGCAGTTGGTGCTTTGTCCAGATCCCAGGCGGCACAAAGCCTCATTGCTGCCGGCGGGCCACGAGCCAGCGGTTTGCTGACGGCTACACAGGCCGGCCATGCTGTTATTGCCTCGGGTAGTTCTGCAGTCGTTGGCGTCCTGTCCCGCATCCAGGCGAATCATAGCCTGGCGGCTACGGGGCCGAATATCATTGCCGGGTCGGTGGTTTTAACCCAGGCGGCGCAGACTCTTGCTGCCGCTGTGATTTTGAACATCACCGCCACGCTCTCGCGGACGCAAGCAGCCGAGAGCGTGTCGGCGGCGGGCAGCGCCAGTATAGTCGGCATCCTGTCCAGACTGCAGTCGGCACAAGGCCTCGTCGCTGCCGGTGGTGTCCGTGTTGGTGCGACGCTGGTTGCTGTGCAGACAGCTCATAGCTTTGCCGCTGTTGGTGGCCCGCGCGCCAGCGGTGCGGTGACCGCGACACAGGCGGCTCATAGTTATGTCGGTTCCGGTGGTCCTCGCATAGGCGGTCTGCTCTCGGCTATCCAGGCCAATCACTCTCTTTCGGCTACGGGGCCGAATATCATTGCCGGCACGCTGCTTCTGAATCAGGCGCCACACAGCGCCGCCGCCTCGGGCGCTTTGCCAATTATTGGCAGGTTGGCCGGTGGTCCACGACCGTACGGCAAAGGAACGTATGGCTCGGGCCCGTATTCACGCAACTTCGCTAAAACAGATCAGACTCTTGTTGCCGCCGGAAACGTTCGGACTGGCGGCATCCTGTCCCGCATCCAGGCAGCACAAAGTCTCGTCGCGGCAGGTGGTGTTCGTGTTGGTGGAACGCTAATTGTTGCGCAGGCGGCACAGCGCCTGGTTGCTGCAGGGATTTCGTTTGTTGGCAGCACGCTCGTGGCTACCCAGGCGGCGCAAACTCTTGCGGCGGCGGGCAATATCCGCATAGGCGGGGCGCTGGTTGCTACCCAGGCCAATCACTCTCTTGCAGCGACAGGGCCGAATATCATTGCCGGTGCGTTGCGGCTGACTCAGGCGCCGCACGCTTTCGCCGGCGTGGGGTCTACCGGCATCGTTGCCATGCTTACGCGGACGCAGGCGGCACAGACGTTGACTGCAATCGGAATCGATCCTGTTGCCGGCATGTTGGCCAGAACGCAGGCGGCGCAGAGTCTCGTCGCCGCCGGGACTCTCCCGATCATTGCAAGGCTCGTCGGGTCACAGGACGATCAGATCCTATCCGCCGTCGCCGGCCTTGGCACTGGCAGCATACTGATTGCCAACCAGCAGGATCACACCCTGATTGCCGCCGGCGGTTTTCGCGTGGATGGAATGCTGGGCCGCACGCAGGCGAATCACACGTTGCAGGCCAGCGGTCCAGGGATCACAGCCGGCGGGCTCATTGCTGCTCAGGCGCTGCATACTCTGACGGCTGCCGGCGCCACCGGCAATGCCGGCACGCTCTCTCGTCTGCAGGCCGCGGAGGTGCTGACGGCAACCGGGTTATCCTCGCTCGGGGCTGTCTTGAATATTATACAGTCCAGTCAGACGCTGATATGCTCCGCGGTGTCCGGGATCGAGGGTGGCGCAGTCGTGACTCAGGGCAACCACACATTGACGGCGGAGGGGCTGACCGAAATGGTGGCCGCACCGGAACAATTACGAGCCTTGGTGCTGGCATGAGCGACGACGAGCGCAGGGACAGATTCGAGCGGGCACTGGCCGACGGCGGATGCACGCATTCGGTTGCCGATGTGCTCCAGCTCATCAAGGCCGGCCGGGCGCAGCTCTGGGAGCGTGGCGACGGGACGATCGTCACCGAGGTTCACACGTTCCCGCGGCTCAAGAGCGTGCATTACTGGCTTGCCTCCGGCGAACTGCACGATTGCCTCGGCCTGCAGGACGAGATCGACGAGTGGGCGCGAGGCGAGGGCTGCGAGATAGCGACGATCGTAGGCCGGCGCGGCTGGGGACGGGCGGCGAAGGGCTGGACGCTCGACGGGTATCACTATCGCAAGCCGCTCGGACATTTTTGGAGTGATCGGCCATGAGCACCAGCGGCACCCCGATAACCACGACATCCACGAGCAGCGGCGGCACGGCGATACCGGACTGGATGACCCTTGCCGCGCAGAGAGCGGTGGGAACGGCGACGGATCTGAGCCAGCGGCCCTACACGCCCTACACGGGCGAGCAGGTGGCGCCGACGACCGCCGATACGAACGCGGCATACCAGGCCGTGCGGAACATGCAGGGCGCAGGCGCGCCGGCCTACACCGCCTCCGAGAACGCCTATACCGGACTGCTCGGCAGTGCCGTGCCGATGACGCCGGACGCGGTCAGGAACAACGCCGCGAATCTCTACGGCGGCTTTGCGCAAGGTGTTTTTACGCCGGCCATGCAGATGCTGGCACCCTATGTCGGCACCGGCCCGGCGACGGCGGCGGGGGTGGGCGCCAATGCACAGGCGCTGATGAGCCCGTACACGGCGAACGTCATCGATCCGACGCTGGCGGCGGGCGAGCAGGCGCGACGGCTGGCGCGGCAGACGATTGCCGGGAACGCGAATAACGCCGGCGCGTTCGGCGGTTCGCGGCAGGGCGTGACCGAGGGCGTGTCGGACGCGCAGATGGCACTCGGGACGCAGCAGCAAATCGGAAATATGCTGACGGGCGGGTGGAATGCAGCGCTTACGCCGGCCTATGGTCTCGCGACGACCGGAGCGGCGCAGGGGCTGTCGGCTCGGAACACGCTGACCGGGCTGTTGGCTCCCGGCTACCAGAACGCGCAGGCGACGGCCTATGGCATGGGGGCTAATAATCTCCAGGCAGGCCTTGCCGCGGCAGCGGGTCTGCCGGGTGTCGCGACGGCGGCCCAGGCCTACGGCCAGAAGGATGCCGGGTTGATGCAGGCGATCGGCACGGCCCAGCAGGGGCAGCAGCAGAATGTTGACACCGCAGCCATGGGCGACTTCTACGCCGCGCAGAACTGGCCGGTGCAGAATCTGGATTTGTTGACGAGCACGCTGGGCGGCGTGCCCTATTCCACCAGCGGCACCAGCACGGGCACAGCGCAGCAGAGCACGACGCAAAACGTACCGGGGTCAATTCTCGGCGGGACCGCGCAGGCCCTGGCCATTGCCAAGGGGGCGAAAGACGTTGGCTTGTTAGGGTGGTTAGGCTGATGGCGTTTTTCGGTTTGTTCGGTAGCCCTGACAGCCCGTACAGCACGGGGAGTCAGTACACGTCCTATGTTCCGGGCGATCCCCAATTTGCGGCGGGGTTCGCAAACCCCGGGGCTCTGGCTACCGCGGCCAATGCCGCGGGGCGGCCGGGGACAGAGGATCTCAACCAGACCGACACCAGTTGGCTCAGCAAGGCCAGCAGCCCCGCCCTCGTGCAGGCGCTGCAGGACGCCGCCAAGAGCAGCGTGTTCAATCCGAAGGACCCGCCACCCCTGGCCGCGGCAGCTATCCCGACGGGAAAGCCTGGCGCTCCTGCGCGTCCGCAGTCGCTCGACGCGCTCGTGCAGTTCCTGGAGAAGCAGCGGGCGGCATACGGCACGCTGAGCGGCCAGCCGGTGCAACGGGCACAGACGCTCGGGCTTTTGGGGTTCTGATCATGGCAGACGACACGCAGCCGCCGACCGATCCGAACGTGCTGAATGCGGCCTTGCAGTACCTCATCGGACAACGGCAACAGGCGGCACCCTCTCCGGCTCCTGTAGACCGCTCCATCATTTCGCTGCTCGGCGAGGCTGTGGGCGGCGGAAGCATGGGCTTGTCGCCGGCGGATCGGGAGGCGGCCGGCACGCGGGCACTGCTCAACTTCGGTGCGAATCTGTCGGCGGCGAGCGGGCCCAGCACGATACCGCGGTCGTTCGGCCAGATATTTGCGCAGGGCGTGGGCGGGGCGCAGCAGAGCCTGGCCGGGAGCGAGGCCGTGGGCGCGTCTCGCCTGGCCGCGCAGCAGGCCTACGAGGAGAAGCAGCAGGAGCTGCGGCTCAACGCCATCAAGGAGGCGCTGCCGTTCCTGAAGATGACGCAAGGCGCTGCTATCCCCAACACGCTCGTTTCTGGCGCCGGACCACGCACCAGCATCGCCGCGGTCGATGTGCCGGCCGGCAACTACGGTGCCGGTGGCCCCGGCGCTGACGCGAAGGTGCCGGCCGAATGGCTGCCCTATTATCAGGAGGCGTCGGCGCGCACAGGCATTCCTGTGGATGTGCTGATTGCCCAGGCGCGGCAGGAGAGCGGGTTCAACGCCAACGCTACCGGCAAGGCCGGCGAGATCGGCGTACATCAGATCAAGCCGACGACGGCGGCCGATCCCGGGCTCGGTGTAAAGCCGCTTGATCCCGCGCTGCTCAAGGACCCGCGCGCCAACATCAACTTCGCTGCGGACTACCTCAAGGCGCACTTGCCTCCCGGCGCCGATCCTACAGACCCGGCCGCGATCCGTCTGGCGCTCAAGGGCTACAACGGCGGTGGCGATCCGAACTATGTGGCGAACGTCACGCGCTACCTGCCCGTTCCGGCCGCTCCGAAGGCCGCTGACGGCACATCTACCGCGGCCCCGTACAAAGTGGCCTCGACAGGCGCGACCGCCCCGCCGACCTCCACCGCGCCTCCTGCGCCGGGCAGCGTGGCGGCAGAGACCGCAGGGCTGGTGATGCCTCCAGGCGCAACGCCCCCAGCAGCTCCGGCACTACCAACCGACGGCAAGCTGACGTTTGAACAGTTCCAGGCATTGCATCCAACAACGATCGACCCGGCCAGCTACACGGTGACGCCGCCCAATCTGGACGCGCTTCTGAGCGCCCGCGATCAAGCCAAGCGGCAATTGGATCTGGCCAATCGGGGCATCGCCGGCGATCCGGACAAGGCGCTGACCGCCTACACTGCGGCCGCTAAGGATGTTACTGACGCGCAGGCGGCGGCTACGGTGGAATCGGCAAAACTGCGGCAGAAAATGCAGGAGGATGCGCGCACTCACCAGCGCGCACTCTACACAGATGAGATGAAGCGGCAGCAGGAAATTGAAGAGGCCGACAAACAGCGGGGGGCGGCGGTCGCACTGAAGACGCAGGAAGGCCAGCAGGCGATCGATC